TAGCCAGACCCCCTGCGGCCCTGGCCCGCTGATTGCGTAGCGTCAGGCCATGAGCGACGCAATCGAACAGGCCCTGGAATCGGCGGCCACCAACCCGGCCCGGGTGCGGACTGACGCCGGCGAGGTCCAGGCCCAGGACATCACCAAGATCATTGAGGCTGCCCGCTACCTGGCGGGCAAGTCGGCGGTGACCGCCTCGACGACCAACACCCGCCGCGGCCTGCGGTTCAATCAGATCGTGCCCGGGGGGTTCGACGCCAGCTGATGGCCTTCACCGACCTGTTTCGCCGACGCCGCCAGCCGCAGCCGAGTGATCGGCCGCTGGCCCGGGCGCGGTTTGAGGCGGCCGAGCGGGGCGACGACTACAAGCACTGGGCGGGGGCCGACGCCTTCAGCGCCGACAAGGCTTTGTCGCCGGAAAAGCGGCGGGTCATGCGGAACCGGGCCAGGTTCGAGCGGGCCAACAACAGCTACCTGGCCGGCATTTCGGCCACGCTGGCCTACGACCTAGTGGGCACCGGCCCGCGGCTGCAACTGGACATCGGGGCCAGCGAGGCGGCCCGGGAAGTCGAAGAGGCGTTCTACGACTGGGGCACGCTCGTCGACTTGCCGGCCAAGCTGCGGACGATGCGCGAGGCCCTGGTAACCGACGGCGAAGCGTTCGCCCTGATGATCAACAACCCGCGGCTGCCGGGCGTTCAACTCGACCTGCGGCTGCTAGAGGCCGAGATGGTCGCCACGCCGACCGAGTTGATGCGGCAGACGATCGACGCCGAGGGCAACACGGTCGACGGGCTGGAGTTCGACGACGTCGGCAACGTGATCGCCTACCAGGTGTTGAATTTCCACCCCGGCAGCAACTACCGGGTGAACAACCTTCAGTTCCAGCGGGTGCCCGCCAATCAGATGGTGCACTGGCTGCGGGTCCAGCGGCCCGGGCAAAACCGCGGGATGCCCGAGGTGGCCCCGGCCCTGCGGTTGTTCGGCCAGTTGCGGCGCTACACCGAAGCGGTGATCGCCGCGGCCGAGACCGCCGCCGACTTTGCGGCGTTCATTCACTCCAACAGCCCGGCCGCCGAGGTCGACGAGGTCGACGCCTTCGCCGAGTTGGAGATTCGCAAGCGGACCCTAACCACGCTGCCTGAAGGCTGGAACATCTCGCAGCTGCGGGCCGAGCAACCCACCAGCACCTACGCCGATTTCAAAAAAGAGATTCTCAACGAAATCGCCCGCTGCTTGCAGCTGCCCTACAACGTCGCGGCCCTGGATTCGTCGAGCTACAACTACGCCAGCGGCCGGATGGATCACCAGGTCTACGGCATGAATCTGCGGGTGGATCGCGACCACCTGGAACGGATCATGCTCGACCGGGTGCTGGCCGCTTGGGTTAACGAGGCCAGTCTGGCCGGCGTGATCCCGCCCGGGCTGCCGCCATTCAGCGAATGGAACTGGGCCTGGGGCTGGGACGGCAAGGAACACGTCGACCCGGCCAAGGAGGCCGCCGCGGCCCAGACCCGGCTGGCCACGCACACGACCACGCTGGCCGCCGAATACGCCCGCCAGGGCAAGCGGTGGGACGAGCAGCTGCGGCAGATCGCCGCCGAGCGGGCACTGATGGCCGAACTGGGCATCACGGCGGCCGGGTCCGCCCCGCAGCCGGCCGAACCTGACAGCGACGAGGTGCCCGCGTGAAACCGATCACCGACTACGGCGACTACGACGACGACGAAGACCTGGAAATCGGAGTGATTTTCGCATGAGCACGATCAAGCTGGCCACCGACGTCACGTTTTTGCAGGCCGCCGACGGCGAGGCCGAGGCCGGCCCGCGGCGGTTTTCGATTCGGGCCTACACCGGGGCACCGATCCGCCAGGCCTGGTCACGGGAGCCGGTGATCATCGACATTGCCGGGATGACGCTGCCCGACACCGTGCCGATCGTGATGGGCCACGACTACGAACTGGGCAGCATCTTGGGCCAGGGCCGGCCGACGATCCAGGGCGGCGAGCTGGTCGTCGAGGGCGAGATTCTGGCCGACAGCGAGACCGCCCGCCAGGTGCTGGCCCTCGCCGAAAAGGGCTACCAGTGGCAGGCCAGCGTCGGGGCCGACGTGGTCCGCCACCTGAGATTCGGGGCCGACCAGGCCACCACCGTCAACGGCGAGACCGTCACCGGTCCTGTCCGCGTTGTGCGCGCCTCCACGCTGCGGGAGACGTCTTTTGTCACGTTGGGGGCCGATCGCAGCACGGCCATCTCAATCGCCGCAGATGCGGCAGAGGAGATTCCCATGGCGGACGACGCCAACACCAAGCCCGCGGACGAGGTCACCCAGACCCCGGCCGTGGCGGCCACGGCGGAGGTCGCCGTGGAGCCTGAGACCACCCCAACCCCCGAGGTCAAGGCCGACACCAGCGAGCTGCTGGCCAAGCTGACCAGCCTCACTGACAAGGTCACCGACATGGAAAACCTGATCAAGGCCCGCGACGAGCGGCCGGCCGCGCCGGCTGTCCACGTTCGGGACAACGCGCCCCCGACCGCCGAGGTGGTGCAGGCCTCGTTCGCCCTCCAGGGCAGCCTGCCCAACGTCGAGAAGCACTACAGCGAGCAGGTGCTGGAGGCGGCCCACAAGGCCCGCCATTCCACGAGCCTCGGCGACGTGCTGATCCAGGCCGCTGTGGCCAACGGCTACGACGGCCCCGCCAAGGTCACGACGTCCACGCTGCGGCCGATCCTGGCTGCCGCCTGGGCGACGCACGACATCAGCGGCATCCTGTCGGCGACGGTCAACAAGTTCCTGCTGGCCGGCTTCGACGCCGTCGAGTCCGCCTGGCGGAACATCTCGGCGGTTCGCAGCGTGAACGACTTCAAGACGGTGAGCCAGTACCGGCTCAACGGCGGGTTCACGTTCGAGCAGGTCGCCAACGGCGGCGAGCTGAAGAGCGCCTCGGCCTCCGACGAGTCGCGGACGATCAGTGCGGACACCTACGGGATCATGACCAGCGTCACCCGTACCGACCTGATCAACGACGACCTGGGTGCCCTGACCGCTGTTCCGCAGCGGATCGGTCGCGGCGGTGCCCTGAAGCTCAACGACGTGTTCTGGGCCAGCTACCTGGACGATTCGGCGTTCTTCACGACGGCCAAGGGCAACAAGAAGACCGGCGCGACGGCCTTGAGCCTCGCCGGCCTGAAGGAGGCCCTGGCCCTCTACCGGAAGTTGACCGACCGCGACGGCAAGCCGATGGCCACCCAGCCTTCGGTCCTGCTGGTGCCGGTTGATCTGGAAATCACGGCCGCCGAGCTGATGAACAGCGTCCAGATTTCCAGCGGTGCCACGGCTGGCCAGCCCAGCACGAACGTGTTCGCCGGTCGTTACCAGGTGGTCAGCTCGACCTACCTGACCAACGCGGCCGACTACTACCTGCTGGCGTCGCCGGCCGACCTGCCGGTGATGGAGGTGGCGTTCCTCAATGGCGTTCAGTCGCCGATCGTGGAGACGGCCGAGGCCGACTTCAATGTTCTCGGCGTGCAGATGCGGGGCTACTTCGACTTTGGCGTGGCCAAGGCCGAAGACCTCGCCGGCGTCAAGATGGACGTCTGAGTGCTGTGATTCAGGCCCGGCCGGCGGCAGCCCCGCCGGCCGGGCATTACCGACCGACCGTTTCCTGTTTTCAAAAGGTTTTCAACCATGGCATCTACGGTTCAGAAGGGCGGCTACATCGACTACGTCGCCCCGTCGGCGGTCGCCGTCGGCGACGTGGTCGTGATCGGTTCGCTCGTTGGCGTGGCCCCCCGGCCGATCGCCAGCGGCGAGACGGGCGCGGTGGCTCTCGAGGGCGTCTACAGCCTGACCAAGCCCAGCAGCGGCAGCGGCAGCGAGACGATTTCGGCTGGATCGGCCGTCTACTGGTACGCGGCGAGCGGCATTGCCAACGCTGCGGCTGCCACGGGCGTCCTGGCCGGCTATGCGGTGGCCGAGGCCGTGACCGGCAGCGCCACCGTCGACGTCAAGCTCGACCGCTGATAGTCCCCGCGGCCCCCGGCCGGCGCGCACGCCCAAGGCTGCGCCGCCGGGGCGTCGCGGGGGTGGAGGTGATTCATGCCCGATATGCTCGCTGCCGGGGCCGCCTGGATGACCGGGCAGCTGCAAGCTGCCGCCGGAACCACGGTGACCTACCGGCGGGGCACCGACACGGCAGACGTCACCGCCACCATCGGGAGAAGCGAATTCGAGGCCCAGGACCAGAGCGGCGTGATTGAGCGATGGGAATCAAGGGACTACCTGGTGCCCGCCGCTGATATGCCGTTTGGTGAGCCAGCCCGGGGCGACGTAATCGTGGAGACCAGCGGCACCATCGAACTGGAATACGAAGTCGCCAGCCCCCGCGGGGTGCCGGTGTTTCGGTACGGCGATGCGTTTCGGTCGATTGTGCGAATTCACACCAAGCAAATTTCCGACGGCGTGGCCCTCATGTTGACCGAAGCCGGCGACCAACTCGTGACAGAATCTGGACAGCCTCTGGTGATCTAATGGCAAACCGCAAAATTAGCCAGCTGACGGCCGCCGATACGGTCACCGGGCCAGACGTTGTCGCGATCGTCAATGGTGGAGCAACCAAGCGGGCCAGCCTGACCACGCTGGCGGCATTCTTTGGCGAGGCCACCGGGCCGACTGGAAGTATCGGCCCGACTGGCACTTCTGGGTCGGTGGGTGCCACTGGCCCGACCGGGGCCGACGGGGCCGGCGAGGCCTACCAGGGCGCGACAGCACCGGCAGATGCGTCGGCCGGGGCGACCTGGCTGTCGACGAGCGACGGCAGGTATTTCGTTCGATATGACGGCGTGTGGGTTGAGGTGGCCTGATGCCGTTCTACCAGCTGCCGAGCGGTGCCAGCCCGGTCTTGTCGGGCACGGCCGCGCCGACTGCGGGCGTCGGCATCAACGGCGACCTGTTTTTGGACACGTCGGCCAAAACTTTGTACGGCCCGAAGGCGTCCGGGGCCTGGCCCAGTGGCATCGACCTATCCCAAGGCCCGACCGGGGCCGCCTCGACGGTGACTGGCCCGACTGGGGCCACCGGCCCGACGGGATCGACTGGCGGGATCGCCTTCAGCGTCGGCCCGACCGCACCGACCGCCCCAAGCCTGACGGTGGCCGGGGCTGTCTGGCTGGACGAAGAGACCGGCCGGTATTTCGTGCGGTACGAATCGCAGTTCATCGAAATCGGCGTGCAGGGCGAACAAGGCCCGACAGGTGCTACCGGCGGCCTGGGGCCGACCGGGCCGACCGGTGTGACGGGCAGCACCGGGCCGCAGTCGACGGTCACCGGCCCGACCGGCGTGACCGGCCCGACGGGTGCCACCGGCAGCACTGGCCCGCAGTCGACGGTCACCGGGCCGACGGGGCCAGTGTCCGACGTGACGGGGCCGACCGGCCCCAGCGGTGGCCCGACAGGGCCGACCGGCGTGACCGGCCCGCCGCCCGCCGAAACGATCAACGTGCAGCTGATGGAAACCAACCTAACGCTGTCGCCTGGCGATCCGAAATGGCAGTTGCTGACACCGACAGGGACAAACAGAGACCTGACCCTGCCGACCGGACCAGCGACTGGCGAGCAGTTCGTGGTCCGCTCAATGGACACTAGCACGTTTTATTCGGTCGTCGTGAAAGACCCCGCCGGCTCAACGGTTGGAACGGCGGTTGCCAACAGCTCTTCGGTCTGGGCTGTGTGGACCGGCGCAGCATGGCGGGCCTGGATTCTGTACGACCAAACCTGATGAGGTGATGACATGGCCCTGACGTTTCCCAGCAATCCGACGCAAGGCGACCAGACCACGACCGGCGGCCGCACCTACGAATGGAACGGCCAGGCCTGGGAGCTGGTCGGGGCCGGGATTGCTGGCCCAACCGGGCCAACCGGCGCTGACGGGGCCGCCTCGACGGTCACCGGCCCGACGGGCGAGGCTGGGTCGGCTGGTGCAGCTGGTGCCACCGGCCCGACGGGTGACGGTGCCACCAACGCCGTGACGACGCCGGCGGTGCTGGAGGCCGCGGCCACGGTCACCGGCTACGATCCCGGGGCCGGCGACATCTATCGCCTGGCGGTCACCGGCACCACGGGCGTGAACGTCCAGGGCCTGGGCATCACCGGCGAGGCCGGCACGGCCAAGCTGCTGATCAACGTCGGGGCCACCGCCCCGATCACGCTGAACCACGCCACCGGCCCGAACGCCAACGCCCAGTTTGCGGTGCCGTGGGAAGGCGACTACGTCATGAGCCAAAACGGCGGGGCGGCACTGGTCGTGTACGACACCACCGACGAGGTCTGGCGGGTCGTCTGACCTTCCCTAGATCACCACTCTAGAGTCATTCCCATGCCGATGTCACCTCGCTTATTGCGGCCCCTGGCGACGGGGTTCAATCCCCGGCAGATCGCCGGCCTGGTTGGCTGGTGGGATGCGTCTGACTCGTCTACCGTGACGCTGGATTCCGGCCGTGTGGCTGGGCTAGCCGACAAGAGCGGCAACGGACGAGACGCGACCAACGCAGTCTCTGGATCGACTCAGCCAGACTACATTGAAGCAGGCTTGAACGGACTAAACGTGGCACGGTATGTGACCGCTGACGGGACCAGCCTGACCATACCGGCCACCGACGTGCCGCCTAGTTTCACGGCGTTTCATGTGATTCAGCGACCGACAGCCGGCATCCGATCTGTAGGGCTGGGCTCTGATACTGCTAGGCCATTTTCTCTAATATGGTTTACCGATAACAGCATATATCAGGCAACTAATGGCTCGCCGGGGTTTGGCGTTGTCAACTTTGGCGACGGCGGCACAGGGACCGGCGGTTTTTTAGTGACGATTCGGAGAACCGGCACTTCTGTAGTAGTAGCAAGAAAAGACGGTGCTGTAGTATCAGCGGTCACAGTTGGGTTTGGAATCGAAGAGCCGGCAACAGGTGCGTGGAACCGAATCGGACGCAGCGGTGCCTCTGACATAATGCAGGGCGATCTGGCGGAAATCATCCTCTACTCAGGCTCCCTGTCTG